GCCGGTGGATTGAGTGTTTCTTCGGGTGGTGCAAGTGGTTCTGGTTCTCTTAACTATAATTCTTCTACTGGTGTGTTTACATTTGCCCCTGCAGATCTGAGTTCTTATTTGACTACTATATCATATGCAGAAGTAACTGATAAACCTACATTATTTGATGGAGACTATACAAATTTAACAAATAAACCAACCATACCAACCAACAATAATGAGTTGACTAATGGTGCTGGGTATTTGACTGCTGTCTCTGAATCAGATGTCAAGGCTCATGAAGGAGCATTGGAGATAACTGAGACACAAATTACTGATCTAGGTTCTTACCTAGAACTAGTGAGTGCGCCATCTACATCTAAGGGAGCATCAGGAGATGCTGCTGGAGATATCGCGATGGATAATGATTATATATATAGATGTACTGCGAATTATACTGATGGAAATGCCGATATCTGGAAGAGAGTAGCATTCTCAGCCGATACTTGGTAATTTGAACTACTAAGATTATTTTATGCAAAAATTTGATGACTTGACGGAAGAAAACGTCTTGATGTATCAAATGAAGTCTTATGATAATCCGCAATGTCACACATACGAAGAGTTTGTGGACGATATGAAGCGGATAAAATATATCAAGAGACTTTTCTTTAGATACCATACAAAACGTATATTGAAAGAACGATTGGTAATCAATCACTTAATTATTTTATATAATGTCTTGGGGAATACTGCGGCTTCTCGTATTCTCTTTTTAAAGATAGATCCCTCTCAGTATTATATATTGAAGAGTTTTCTGTCTTTCATAAACAAGATGCCGAACCGGATTTATGGGGTAAATGGATCCGATATAAATAGTATTGACATACCCATAGATGATGATATAGTAGAGGCACTCAGGAAATTATAATGGCATCAGTCTTCAATGCATTCTTAGCATACAAATTCATCAAAGTCATAACGACTCCTTGGAAAGATATGGAGGCGTTTGAATACGGAATTGTAGATGCGAATGGAAAACAATTAAAGAAGACTAATCAACTTAAAACCTCAGAAGAGAGAGCATCATATACTCTCTTTCATAGATTGATATTCAACCTCAAAAGAATACTAGAGAAGTTTCCCTTCGGTAAGAGTCGTATCGCAAGTTACGCAGCCGCATTTGCACTTCTCAGAGAAGAAAGAGATAGATCTCTTAAAGATGTAGATGATGAAACATATGAACAGATAGAAGGTTTCTTGTGTGACTATGTGAATATACTTGAAGAGAAAACGCAAGAACTTTTGATGGAAGCCGCTCCAGTTAATTCTATTGGTGACGCAAGTCATCTTGCAGGATTGGGTAAAAATCCTCCGGCAACTTTTGCAGGAATGCGTGTTTTTAGAATAAAGAACGATACCTATAATAAACTTCTGCGAGGCAAAAAGAAATACGCGAGATGGCAAAACTATATTTCTGCGGAAGAAGCATCAGAAATTAGAGATTATATAAGAAGAAATCCGAAGAAGAGTGTGGTACTTATGGATGATTCTTATGGGACTATGACTATTTTACGAAGACACAACGAGATTTAAAATGGCATTTTTCAGCACATTTAAGGTAGTTATGATACTCATTCCTCTCCTTATGGGAGCAGGGGGTTGGTATTATATCAAGGGATTGAAAGAATCTCTAGAACAAATGAAAATAAACGCTGCCCAGATGGAAGACGCAATCAACTCCAAGGATGGAGAGATAAATAGATTGAATGAAAACATTAATGTACTGAGAACAGTCACGGAAGAAGTCCAGACAGTCAGGAACAATTTAGAAAAGGAAGTAGACAAGTTAAGAGTAACTCTTGGAGAACATGATTTGGGATATCTTGCAAGCAAGAAGCCCGGATTAGTTGAGAGAATCGTAAATAAAGCAGTGGATCGGGATGTTAAACAACGTCTTGATAGGATTACAGGGAAGGTAGACGATGAAGATAAAGATTCTTAGTGTATTATTGTTAATTTTTTTGATGACGGTTTCTGCCGGATGTTCCATTTTGCGCCCAGAACCAATAGAAAAAATAATTACTAAAGAAGTTCTTGTCAAAAAACTCCCATTAAACATAAAAAATCCGGAACCCATTGATTGGTTAGGAGTCAAGTGGATGATCATAACTCCGGAAACTTATGATTCCAGAATAGAAGAATTAAAGAGAGACGGAAAAAGTTTGGCGATATTTGCATTAGACAAGGATTCGTATGAAGCGATATCTATAAATATGGCTGAAATATTAAAGTATATGGAAGAACAAAATTTTATTCTTGCTCAATACCGAGAGTATTATGAATCGGAAGATGAATCTGAAACTTCTGAAGAAGAAAAATAGGGTAAACTATGTCAGCACAAGATAACGTGGACAGTATAGAAGATTTTCAAGATTCTGTTAAGCAGAATACAGACAGGATACATTCTATGGAACAAAGGATACAAACAGTCGCAATGGTTTTGATTGTTGGTTTTTTGACATGGGTTGGAACAGGTCTAGTAGACGTTAAAGTAGGACTCGCTCAAGTTTTATCTGAGTCCGTATCACTGAGAGGCTCACTCGATTCTCAGGGTAGAAGATTAGTAGAGATAGAAAAAGACATTCAAGAGATCAACAAAGAGATGGCAAGTTACATCACTAGAGATGAATTTAGAGAAGAATTGAAGGAACTCAGGGAAAGTCACAATTCAGATTGACAAGTTATATTCAAACGTGTACAATGTCTTCTAAAATTCGTACACGTTTATGCTATATATTGATCACACCTACATAAACCTTGTAGGGAGTAAGTTAGAGAGATTCGCAAAGAAGCGAGACAACCTATACAATTGTAGGTGCCCGTTATGCGGCGACTCTCAGAAACACTCCTACAAGGCCCGAGGGTTCTTCTTTGAGAAGAAGAGCAAGTTCTTTTATATGTGCCATAATTGTGGTGCATCTATGTCTCTTGGTAAGTTCTTGAGTATTGTCGATGGTGAAATCCACAAACAATATACCTTTGAGAAGTGGAAAGATAACAACCCAAGGAAAGAACAAAAGAAAGAAGAACACAAACCTCTAAAGTTCTATTACGATTTTAGAGATAATTCAGTTCTTGTTAAAGAAGAACAGACTGAGTTCAATATAGACTTTAAGGCAAAGTTCAAAGACAAACTAAAGGGTATGACTCCAATCAAAAAATTGGATGATTCACACCCAGCCAAACGATATTTGGTGAACAGAAAAATTCCTAACTTGGATGTGCTATATTACACTGAGGATTTCAAGTCAACAGTCAATACATTACTTTCCAAGTTTGGTGACAATTCTAGATTGTATGACAGACTTGTAGATAATGAAAAACGGATTGTAATTCCCTTCTTCAACGAAAACAAGAAACTTATTGCACTACAGGGTAGAGCATTAGACTCTTCCGGTATGCGGTATATTACCATCAAGATAGATGAAGATGCAGAAAAAATTTATGGATTGGAGAGAGTAGATAAGAGCAAAACTGTATATGTGACAGAGGGCCCAATTGACTCTCTGTTCCTAGATAATGCAATCGCAATGGCAGGCAGTGATGTGGGTTTGAAGTACTTTGATAAGTTCAGTGACGTTGTTTTTGTGTTCGATAATGAACCCAGAAATCCTCAAATTGTGAAAAGAATGTTGAATGTAATCCAGACAGGATTTAGTATTTTTGTCTGGCCAAATAAAATAAGAGAAAAAGATATAAATGATGTTATACTGTCTGGAATGGGTGTTTTAGAATTACAAGACATTATAAGTAAAAACATATCAAATGGACTAGAAGCGAAATTAAAAATTTCCGCATGGAAAAAGTGCTAAGGGTGAGAAAGGATGAAACTAAAAGTAGATTATGACCGCGATGAGAATTTATCAGAACAATCCTATAAATTATTGAAAGATTATTATTGCATTGAAGGTGAAAATTCCCCCCAAGATTCATTCGCAAGAGCCGCAGTAGCGTACTCTTACGGAGACAAAAAACTTGCTCAGAGAATATATGAAGGTGCGTCGAAGGGATGGTTTATGTTCTCTTCTCCAGTATTATCTAACGCACCGAAACAAGGAAAACAACCAAAGTCCCTGCCGATTTCTTGTTTTCTTTCGTATGTTCCAGACACACTAGAAGGTCTTATTTCACATTCATCTGAACTGAGATGGTTGTCAGTAAAAGGCGGTGGTGTCGGTGGTCATTGGAGCACTGTCCGATCAGTCTCCGATAAAGCACCCGGCCCTATCCCCTTCATGCACACCGTAGATGCGGATATGACGGCGTATAGGCAGGGTAAAACTAGGAAAGGGTCTTATGCAGCATATCTTGATATAGACCATCCAGACATCCTAGAGTTCGTAGGAATGCGTACTCCGACTGGTGATGTGAATAGAAAGAATCTTAATCTACATCACGCAGTCAATATTACCGACAAATTCATGGAATCAGTTAAAGAAAATTTAGACTGGGACTTAATAGACCCAAATGAAAAGACTGCAAAGGATACAATACGAGCTAGAAAGTTGTGGGAGACTATTCTAGAAACCCGATACAGAACAGGAGAACCATACTTAAACTTCATAGATACTGCTAATCGTTCTCTCCCAAAGCAGATGAAGAAGAAAGGATTAAAGATACATGGGTCTAACTTATGTAACGAAATTCATTTACCTACAAGCGAAGATAGAACCGCTGTTTGTTGTTTGTCATCACTAAATATCGAGAAATATGACGAATGGAAAGAATCTAATATCGTCAGAGATTTGATTAGATTCTTGGACAATGTATTACAATATTTTATAGACCATGCTGGAGATGAGATATCAAAGGCAAGATACTCCGCACAGATGGAGAGGTCTTTGGGACTGGGTGCAATGGGATTGCATTCCTATTTCCATAAACATAGAGTCTCTTTTGATTCAGAAGAAGCAAGTGAAATGAACGATGAAATATTCAAGTTCATTAAAGAACAGGCTTCCGAAGAATCTAAGTTACTCGCAGAAGAAAGGGGGGAGTGTCCAGACATGGAAGGTGCTGGACTTCGTAACTCACATTTATTGGCTATTGCGCCCAATGCGAATAGTTCGATCATTGTGAATACTTCTCCCTCAATTGAACCTCTGAAGGCAAATGCCTATACCCATAGAACCAGAGTTGGTTCACATTTGGTTAGGAACAGATATTTAGAGGAAGAATTGGAAAAAATCGATAAAAGTACTGACGAAGTATGGAGTTCGATAATCACTAATGGTGGTTCTGTACAACACCTAGCATTCTTGGATGATCATCTGAAAGAGGTATTCAAGACCGCGATAGAAATTGATCAGATGGCATTGATAGAACAAGCAGCAGACCGACAGAATTATCTCTGTCAGGGACAATCTCTGAATATATTCTTTCCGCCATCTGCAGATAAATCTTATATACACAAAGTCCATTATAGAGCTTGGGAAAGTGGATGTAAAGGACTTTACTACTTAAGAACTGAGAGTTCAAGTAGAGCAGAGAATGTTGCACAGAAGGTTACTAGAGTAGCACTAAAGGATTACGAAACTCCAACCGATGAAAGTCAGGACGAATGTGAAGCTTGTCAAGGTTAGGAGAAAAATATGGAAGTGTCTATCTACTCAAAGTCGGGTTGTCCGTTTTGCGTGAAAGCGAAAGATTGGTTCGATGATTTTGATATCAAATATACAGAGGTTGTTCTTGATGATGAAGAACAACGACTCTCTTTTTATCAAAGAATAAATGGTTCAAAAGAAGTTCTAGGGACAGGTTCATTTCCTAGAAGAGTTAACTCTATGCCCCAGATATTTGTTGATGACAAACATATCGGTGGGTATGATGATTTGATGGTAAGTGCAGATAAGATACTGAAGAAAGTATCTGGTGGGCTGACAAAAGTATCACAGACTTACAAACCATTCTTCTACCCTTGGGCAGTGGAACTAACCACAAAACACGAGAAAGTTCATTGGATTGAGGATGAGGTTGACTTGTCCGAAGATGTAATGGACTGGAAGACTGGTAGAGTATCAGAAACAGAAAAAGAATACATCACAAACATTCTTCGATTGTTTACTCAATCAGATGTAGAAGTTGGTAAGAACTATTACGATCAATTCATTCCCAGAATTAAGAACAACGAAGTTCGTAATATGCTGGGGTCATTCGCTGCAAGAGAGGGTATCCATCAAAGGGCCTACGCACTGTTAAATGAGACTCTTGGATTGCCTGATAGTGAGTATCACGCATTCTTGGAGTATCAGGAAATGACCGATAAGGTAGAGTTTATGACAGACTCCGATCCTTCTACTGTAAGAGGGCTGGGCCTTGCATTTGCAAAATCTGTATTCAACGAAGGTGTAGCACTGTTCGCCTCATTCGTAATGTTATTGAACTTCCAGAGATATGGAAAGATGAAAGGAATGGGTAAGGTGGTAGAGTGGTCTATCAGAGACGAATCTATGCACGTTGAAGGAAATGCAAATCTATTCCGAGCATACTGTTCAGAACACCCAAGAATTGTAGATGATTCTTTTAAGAAAGAAATTTATGAGATGTCTAAGACAGCAGTTAAGTTAGAAGATAAGTTTATTGACTTGGCTTATAATCTAGGAGATATTGATGGACTGTCTTCAGATGAGGTGAAAGTTTATATTAGATATATAACTGATAGAAGATTACTTCAATTGGGACTAAAACCTGTATTTAAAGTAAAAACGAATCCTCTTCCTTGGTTGGAATGGATTCTTAATGGCGCAGACCACACCAACTTCTTCGAAAATAGAGTTACGGAATACGAAGTTGCAGGGTTGGTTGGAAGTTGGGATGACGCCTACGCATAAATAGGAATATAAATGTCAAGAGATGACGCACCAGATATGATTGAGTGCCGATATTGTTCTTGTTACTTTGAAATATTTTTGAGAAATCCAGATGATAGTGTGAATTATTGCCCGAATTGTGGAGAACAAATATCGGGCAGTTATTCTTTAGAAGATGATGAAGATGATGACGATGAGGATTACGATTTATATAATGAAACTAATAGGTTATGGCAAGATTAGCAGGAATTGATTACAGTCTAACATCGCCGTCTGTATGTACATACTCAGGAGAATCGAAAGACTTCGCATTTGAAACTTGCGACATATACTTTCTTTCGTCTACTAAAAAGTACTCAGAGTATTCTTTCAAGAATATAGATGGCCAATCGACAATATTTACTTACGAGTATCCCGAAGAGAGATATGATTTTATATCTGATTGGGCTATAGATATTGTGTTGACAAATGAGATAGAGGCTGTCTACATAGAAGATTACAGTTACAACTCTACTGGTAAAATATTTCATATCGCAGAAAACTGTGGTCTACTGAAATGGAAACTTTGGAATTCTGAGATAGATTATCATTTAGTTTCCCCAGCTGAGATTAAGAAGTTCGCTTCTGGTAAAGGAAACGCCAACAAAGAACTCATGTATGAGAGTTTTATTTCTTCTACCGATGTTGATCTGAAACAGTATCTGGAATCTAAATCCACAAAAGTAGGAAATCCGATATCAGATATCATAGATTCCTATTATATTTGCAAATATGGTATAAATTTACTTGACAAAGACTAGATTATTCTATAGAATGGTCTTATCTTTTAATTGAGTAAATTTATGCAAATAATTTACGGCAGCATGAGACACGATCCATCAGGTAGAAAACGGAAAACGTCTCGCAAATCCACTAAAAAATACCAACCAGAATTTCGTCCACTCAAGGCTAAATCTAATATCCTCAATCAAGGAACCGTTTATCCTTCTAGAGAGTTGACAAGTTCTACTACTTGTGGTATGGTAGAGAAACAAAAATATACAGGCGATTCTATTGTAGGTATTGCCACTATGCACAAGTCTAACGCAATACCAGTCACTAGCGCAAAATACGCAGAAGAGATATCAAGGATGGGGAAATGAACGTATTTGTATTAAGTCGAGATCCAGTAGAAGCAGCACAACAACAGTGCGATAAACATATTCCGAAGATGGTTGTTGAGTCCGCTCAGATGCTTTCTACTGTCCATCGTATACTAGATGGAGTTGAGATGTTAAAACCATCAGTATCCGGAAAACGCCAGGTGAAGTATTATATGCTCCCAGACGATAGAGAACTAACTCTCTACAAAGCTGTCCATCATAAACATCCATGCACAGTATGGACTGGTGAATCTTTCATCAATTACAGGTGGCACTGGAAACATTTTACTGCCCTCTGTGATGAGTATACGCATCGCTATGGTAAGGTTCATGCAACTGATACAAAACTACGAGATGCACTTGAACGAATGCCAGACAACATTCCTCGCACCAGAATGACCGATTTTAAACTGGCTATGCAGTCAAATCCAGAGTGCATGTTTCCAGAAGATCCTGTTAAGTCATACCAAAAGTTTTACATGACAAAACAGAAAAGATTCAACATGAAATGGACTAACAGAGAAGTACCGGAGTGGTTTAAGTATGAGTGAATTCATTGGAAAGATTGGCGAAAGAGCCCTTTGGTTTGCGAAAGTTATTGAAAAGAAAGATGTCAACACTCATTATGGTCAAAGTACCGTTTATAGTATTGTAACTCAGACCGGAAGATATGGATCCTTCTTTGCTGATAATAATGATCAATTAGATGTTGATGTTTGTTTTCACTTCAAAGGAACTGTCAAGTCTCATGATTTTAATCAGTACTCAAATAGAAATGAGACAAAGTTCAATAGAGTGTCGATTGGAGATGTCATAGGAAAAGCCTCTTGACAAACTCTGAATATATCGGTATACTGTTCTACAATATAAAAATGGATTTTTAAATGATTTTGGTTGATTTGAATCAAGTTGTAATATCTAACTTGATGACGCAGATAAACTCCTACCAAGAAACTGTCGATGAAAACTTGATTCGGCATATGATTCTCAACAGCATTCTTAGTGTAAAGAAGAAGTTCTCAGGTGATTATGGAAATATTATTCTCTGCTGTGATAATAAAAATTTTTGGCGTAAGGAGATTTATCCGTATTATAAAGCTTCTCGTAAAAAAATGCGTGAAGATTCTGGTTATGATTGGAATCTTATTTTCAACACTATTACTGATGTAAAGAGAGATCTACGAGAAGTTTTTCCCTACAAGATACTTGAAGTCGAACACGCAGAGGCAGATGACATAATCGGTGTTCTTACAAGACATTTCTCTTCAAGAGAAAAGATATTGATTATTTCTAGTGATAAAGACTTTAAGCAACTCCAAAGATACGAAGGAGTTGCACAATACAGTCCTATTTTGAAGAAATTTATCTCAACTTCCGATCCTTATAAATATATAAGAGAACATATTATTAGAGGCGATAGGGGTGATGGTATACCCAACTTTTTGTCTCCAGATGATGTATTTGTGTCAGGTAAGAGACAGAAGGCCCTATCCAAAAATAAGATGGTAGATTGGTTGGATATTGATAGAGATCCAGAGGATTTCTGCGATTCGAATATGCTGAAGAACTATAAGAGAAATCAGCAACTGGTCGATCTAACATTTGTTCCCCAAGAAATTGAGAATCAAATTCTCCAAGAGTATCAAAAACTTCCGACTGGTGACATGAAAAAAGTTTTTGATTATTTTATCAAAAACAAGATGATTCTTCTTATGGATGAATTGTCTGAGTTTAAAGAGGCAAATTATGAAGTTAGTATCTGAAATCTTTGAAGAGATAGAATCTACACGTTCTATCAATCAAAAGAAAGATATTCTATCCGGCCACCAAAGGGCTGGGTTTTTGAGTGTTTTACAACATATGTTCGATAGGAACATCAAGTTCGCTATCAAAAAAATTCCAGAATATCGCCCGTCAGCGGCACCTCTAGGACTAGAAGATAGTTATCTAGAGAAATCAATGAAAGATCTTAGACTGTTTTATACGAACAGTAATGTATCCGAAGAAAGAATGAAAATCATTCTTATTCAGATTCTTGAGAGTCTTAATCCCAAAGAGGCAGAAATCCTTTGCAAGATTATCACTGGCAAGATAAAAGTTTCCGGTCTGACTGAGAGATTAGTTAGAGAAGTTCATCCAGACCTTTTACCGGAAGCTTCGGGGGAGTAGTAGTTCAATGAATATGATGAGTAAGATCGTGAAAGGTTCATTTTTAGTTCTTGTTTTCGTTTTTATTATGTCATGTTTCAACCAAACTAATGCTCTAATTGATGACTTTGTTCATGTTAAATATAATGGGATGATTGATGAAAAAGAAAGATTTTCACAAAAATAATCGAAACCACAAAATAGAGAGTTATAAAAATTTCTCTAAAAATCTAGTGGTTAAACTGCGGCCTATAATCAACTTTAGAAAGACTTGGGGATATGAAGTCAAATTGATTGACTTTGCATCTGAGTGGTCTAGAGAAGGTGGCCCGGAAGTATCCGCAAAGTTCTTTCTCAGGGAAGATGAGGCAAGAACTTACGCGAAAAACCTAGCAGGAGCTTCATAATGCAAGATTTTGAAGAATATATGCGCCCAGAAGATACGGAAAAGTGGAATAATGATCCGTATTACGCTGGTTATTTCTGGTTAAATGAAGAAAAAGATTTCTTCAGATGGCCTACATTCGCTGCCAAGAGTCGTATGTACGATCTTAAGGCAACCGTAACTTCCACAACTTATGATAGGAGTCTAGTTTAAATTATGGCAAAAGGAAAAGGGGGGTCTAAGAAGCCCGTAAATATTCCATCTGGCCCAAAGGTATCTGCGGGCCCATCTAGGAGTCGCTGGGCAGGCGATCCTAACCGTCCAATGCAACGTGCGATGAATCAACTCAACGCATGGAAAAAGGGTAAGAATGTTGTTCTTACTGTCCCTAATCCGGACAAAAACCGTACTGATGCTCGGTATATCAAAGTGAATGCCAGAGATTATTGGGGTAGTCCCTTCAAGAAGCAATCTTCCAAGAAGAATGCAGAAGTTGAAAAGGGAGAAGAGTAATGAACTTGGATAGGGGAAATATTGAATTGTCTCTCAAGAGAGGCAAGTTCTTGGTAGATTTTACCAAAGTCAATGGAGATCAGAGAAAACTTCTCTGTACTCTATCTCAAAAGTTTATGCCTAGAGCTGAATTTAATGTCAGTCGGGCAGAGGCAAAACGACAAAAAAGTACAGAAACTTTGTCTGTGTGGGATTTGGAATCTGAGTCTTGGAAGTCATTTAGAGTTAATTCTGTTAAATCATTGGAACAAGTGAATGACTAGAGAAGAAGAATTTGAAATCTACTTGAAGATATACGAAGATGTTTATCAAAAGATGTGGGGGAATGCCCCCAATGTCAAGAGAGGTTCCATGTTCATGGAAAGTCTCAAATATGTCCTTAACACTGTCTACGGAGTAGACGTATAGAATAATTCCGCGATAGCTCAGTTGGTAGAGCCGCTGACTGTTAATCAGCTGGTCGTAGGTTCGAGCCCTACTCGCGGAGCCAAATATCCGTCTGTAGCTCAATAGGATAGAGCAACGGCCTTCTAAGCCGTAGGTTACAGGTTCGACTCCTGTCAGACGGGCCACAATTCTGAAACATTTTGTAACATTTTGATACAATTTGATACAAAAAAAGCCTTGTATTTGTTTTTAATGCCATGTAGCATATACTCATAAACAATTGAGAGAGAATTTATGTCTATGCAAACTTTTGAAACCAACGTAGTCGAGATTGCCGGTGAAAAGGTTGTAAGGAGTCGGATGGGAACATTTACTGGAGAAAAAGAAACCTCCATCCCAGAGAAATTCGAACAGACCGTTCAAGTCGAGGGCCTTACTGTTTGGAGATCAAATGGTGAGGTTCCTTTTTCAGATATGCTTCTAGACTTCGTTTCACATGGTAAAATTACCTTCGAACAGGCAGAGTTTTCCGCTCTGCAGAAAAAGAAAGATGCAGAAGCGTCTCTTGCGACTCTGTTTCGTGGCTCCAAAGGAAATCTTTTCTTGGGAGAAGGTGCTTTGGGATATCGCGAAGAACGACTTGCGAAAATAGAAAAAAATGAAGAGTTTTCTTCTCAAATTACCACTCTAAAAGCCAAATAAATCATAAAAAACCCTTGACAGGGTTGCGGATTTTTAGTATAATATAACCATAAATTGATGAGGAAACCCCAAATGAAAGAAGAACTATCAGAATATGTCCATCACATCGGCGAAGACTACACACGATGGATCGGTGCTGCTGGACGAAGTGAAGACGCTGTTTCTGGTAAGATGGCGCGAGAGTTCGTCGCCGGTCTTGCGACCAAGGAAGGTCAGAAATATATCAAAGTCATCACCGGAACTTCTGTTCACTCTTTCATCGTCAACACCGAAAAGGACGCAAAGTTCAAGAAGGGTGACATTCTGAAGGCCGCAAGTTGGAATGCTCCTGCTCGCAACTTCTCAAGGGGTAACATCCTTGAAGGAAACTTCGGTGGCGCAACTTGGACGGGAGCTAACTAATGATACGAGTTATTCTGGGTCTTTTGTTGGTTCTTGGTGCTGCTGGGGGGTTGGAGGCCGATACTTTGACCCTGCAAGAAAGCATTCTTTGGGCAGGATTCTCTACAATATTAATTGTGACTGGTCTTTGTCGTGTTTTGGAGATTCATAGTGTCGGATAAAATCGTTGTTCAGATATCAACCTCTGGTGTAGAGAAAGTCTTTGAGACTTCTGGTGAAGCGGCAGAGTTTTTTGGTGCTGAAGTTTGGGAAGCAATCGTAGATGGAATTCATACCGAATACTGTCTTATTGAGGAAGTGTGAAACATAAAGTAATTCTTACAGACTGTGACGGAGTTCTTCTGGATTGGGGGTACTCCTTTTCTGCGTGGATGAAAGAAAAAGGTTATAATACAATCGAAAACTACCAAACCAAATATAGTATCGGTCAGAGATATGGATTAAGTAAGGGTGAAGGTAGGAAACTTGTAAAAGAATTCAATGAGAGCGTCAATATAGCGCACATTTCTTCACTACGAGACTCTATAGAGTATGTTCGTAAGATACATGAAGAACTAGGTTATGTCTTCCATGTGATTACCAGTCTGAGTTCTAACCCGTATGCAATCAAGGCTAGAGAAGAGAATCTTAAGAAGTTATATGGAGAAACATTCTGCGAGAAGCTTGTTTGTTTGGAAACTGGTGCAGACAAGAACGAGGCACTAGAACCCTATCGTAACAGTGGTTGTCTCTGGGTTGAAGATAAGACAGAGAATGCTATATTAGGAACTCAGATGGGTCTTGAGTCTGTCTTGATGAAACATCGATTCAATACATCGTCTGTTCCAAGTACAGTGAAACCTGTAGGAAACTGGAAAGAAATCTATCAGTACATAAAGAATGGGGGGGTTCTAGACCCCCCTTATTCTTAGGATGTTATGAAACATTCTACAATTCCGGTATTGCTGTGGCTGTATGAACAAAATCTCCCTACGCCATCAACTTCATTTGCGGTCATTCTGTATTCGCCGTGAGTAGCAGATTCTTGATCAAAATTATTGATTAGAGTTAGTGTACTTTTATCTATGAACGCAAATCTGGTTTGAGTTCCAGTATTTGCCTGATAAGCAACGATCAATACGGTTGAGGTTTGCGCCATACCTTGACCAAAATCAGAATATCCTTCTTGGGCCCAAGAACTATGACCGCCCCCTATCCCAAGACTCGCAGTATCCATTATTTGTGTAACTGTAGGATTTGATGGATCACTTATATCAAAAACATAAACTTTTCCGTTTTTATTATTTGAGTTTGCAGAAGCACCAGTTTCAGCGACATACATGACATCTCCGTCTAACTGAATTCCTCCTGACTTTTGATTTGCTTGACCGCCGAAATAAGGACTAGCATATGCTCTATTTGCGCCATAGTTCCCCCGAACAACTGATAACAGATCACCAGCATAATCAAACAGATAAACTCTTCCTGCCGATCTTTGATCTACCGAACCATTTTCATTTCTAGGTTGTCCACCATATGTATCTTGATAACCGTGTATTGCTATGACACCATCTCCTATTGCAGCATCTCTACCGTAGTCATTCACATTACCAGCATTAGAAGTATGTGCAAACTTACCTTGGCCACTAGTTGCTACTGTGGTGTAAGAAAATGGAGATAAAGAATCTATTCTAAATAATCTTATATCACCACCACCCCAGTGATCTGCAGTAAGAACATTATATGGGAGGCTGTCTCCATATACATGAATAGTACCCACCTCATGGCTGCTTTCATCTATGTAACCATATATACTACCGTCTGTTGGATTAACTACAGGAATTCCTAATACACCCTTTCTGGCCAGGAATA